CTCTAGACTTACTAGGTTGCATAGGTCCACTAGCAAGCATATTGTCGTCGTGTTGTAGTGCTAAAGTACTTACACCTCCAGTCAAGACTCCTAAACCGTGCTCTGTTTGTATAGTGTTATTGGATGAGTCATGTTGTAAAGGTAAAGTACTTAAACCTTTGCTTACAACTTCTTGACCGTGTTCTGATTGAATACCCGCCATATCAGTAGCAACTGTATTGGGGTGATTTTCGTTCTTTAATTGTGACGCCGGCCACTGTTTACCTTCACCGTCTCCTAACTGTCCATTTTTAGAATATAATTCTAATAATCTTTGAGCGTCAACATCTTTCAACGGGGTTTGAACATTTCTTAAACCTGCCACATCATCATACTCAGCGGCAATATTACTTTTGGCTTTTTCGTTTGGTTGGAATGTAGCCAATCCATCACTTTTTTCTGAATCAGTAGATTCCCAATATGCTGCTGAGACAATTAGTGTATTTCTAACAGGTGCTGTAGTACCACTAGATAAAGGAACAAGGTTAAGAACTTTAGGCATAGCCTCATATAATCTCCAGCCCTTTGTAACATTGTCTTGTACATCTAACGCTTTGATATCTATTTCACACATTACATCTTCTGGAAATCCTATTTCTTGGCCGTTAGTATCTACACAAGCCTTCATCCATTGTTCAAAAAATCCTCTTAACTCCCAGTCGTTTGTTGTTAGGAATGTAAAGTTTATTTCGTTTCCTAAAAATCCTACTTTTGTATTTCTATAAAATGTCCACGCACCTATATTAAATTCTTTATTACTTAATATCATACCAGGGATCTGTACTTCTTCACAATATAATTGAATTGTTTCTCCTACATTTTTTGCTTGGAAATTTCCTATTACTTTATCTAGGCCTCCTATATTAAATGTTACTTCAAACCTATCTGCTCTGGCAAAGGTTCTTTCTTTAATATCTGCTAAATAATTTGTTAATTTTTGATTTGCTGGCATTATCGTGTTCCTGATGTACTAACTGACATTCTTCTTTTTCTCTCTGGTTTTTCCATTGTGTTTCTATATACAGTTCTATCTGATGCTCCTACAAAACTTTGTACCGGCAAAAATATAGCTGCTTTCCAATTTTCAGGATCTACTTCTATCATCTTTCCTGTTATATGAGGAGTTAAATATTTTTTAACAGATCCTCTTGCTTCTGGAAATCTAGAAAAGTTTCTTAAAAAACTCCATGTAGCTCTTAATACACTTTTATCTGTAAGTGCACTCCTGTCTGTTGGCATTATTTTATCCAATAAATTGGCTCTAAATGTTGGGGCTAAATAATGTAAGTTAATACCACTGAAACCACCAGGTAAAGGTTCTGTAATTACAACTAAAGGCACAGTATCATAGTAAGGCAAATCTGCTTTTGTTTTAGGATCATAAGAAAATAAGTACATTTTACCTACTTCTAATTGTGTTGCTTCTTTACCTAAGTCAGATTGTCTTGCTTCTTGAAATGTATTAATACCTCTAGCATAGTTTCTAACAGCACGAACATACCATTGAACTGATTTGTCCTGGTGTCTGTTGCCCGCTGCGTTAGCAATATCTCTAAATGGTGTAGCCATGTAAGTATTTATACTAGATACCTAGTTCTTTTTCAGTAACTATCTTAAATTCCATGCCTTGCGCTTTACAAAAATCCTTTGCAGATTTCCATTTGGCCTCGTTAACTCCGTATTGCGCTATCTCTTGTAAGTGTCTTTTGGTTTTACGCCTCTGAGGTGAGGGTGCTTTTGTGAATCTTTCTGGTTTTACTTCTATTAAATACTTCTTTATCTTATTCTTTTCTTGTACTTCTATATAGAAATCTACCATATATCTGTGTACTTTATTGTCTAAAGGATTACGATAGGGTATTGCTATTTCCTCAGATACCCAGCCTACAATAGAATTACTACGATCACACCAGTTCATAAACTTCAATTCATAACTTGATCTATAGATTATAGAGTTGAAGTCGCCAAGATACTTCGTAGGATTTTTAGGAATAAACTTTCCTTTATATATTTCTTTAGCATAAACCATATAAATAAGACTATAATGTTAACTAAGTATTTATAGAGGGTAAACAATGGGTATGGAAGAAGCTAGATTAGGAGGCCCTGGAGCCACTTCATCTGCTAATAATAAAAGTATAGGAAAGTTTCACTATCCACAAGAACTAGGGGATGCTAGATTTCCTAACATGGTAAACTTCTATATTTATGCTAAAAAAATAACTGCACAAAAAACAGCAGGCTCTGCTCGAGAACTAACTACAACAGAAAAAGAATCTCGTGCAAATGAAAATAGATCCAAAGCTGAGAACTATGAAAAGATTACTAAAAGAGCATCTGCTATAGCAGGAGCTGTAGGTGGTTATTATCTTGGTAAAGCAACATCTGGAGACGGTGTTTCAAAACTAATGGAACTAGGAAAAGGAGTCGTAACAGGCGCAGTTGCAGCAGGAGTTATGGCAGCTGTAGATGAAAACCAAGAAACACAAATATTAAAAGATCATATTTCTTTATATGTACCACAGTCTATTATATCAGCATACACAGCTAATTGGGACGAAACAGACTTAGGACCTTTTGGAGGCCAAGTGGGCGCAGGAACAGGTGCACTATCAGATCTAGCAAATAGTGATGCTTTAGAATTAGGAGGTAGAGGAGCCATAGCAGCAGCGGCAAATATTCCTTCAGCAGTTGGCGTAGGAGATTTAGATTTAAATGCTGTGTTTGAAGCTACAAGTAAGAAAGTAGGAAACCCATACAAGGAACAATTATTTAAGTCTATGGGCTTTAGGCAGTTCTCATTTCAATATCAGTTCTCACCTAGAAATGAACAAGAAGCAAGAGATGTTCAAAAGATATGTAATTTATTTAAAGAACACATGCACCCAGATGTTACAGAAGCAGGCATGATGCTTATATATCCTTCAGAATTTAAAATAGAGTTTCATTATAGTGATGGAACTTCTAGTAAAAGAAATAAAAACTTACCTAAGATATCATCATGTGCTTTAAAAAATTGTAAAATAACATATGGTCCTGATGGTATGCTTAATACATTCCAAAACTCAAAAGGTATGCCAACAGAAACAACTTTAGAATTACAATTTGTAGAACTAGAAACTCTTACAAGTAAACGAATTAGAGAAGAGTCAGAAGATGGAGGCGTTGGACTATAATGTATTTTAAAGCGTTACCCAAAATTGCCTATCCCTGGCAAGATAAAAAAGGAACATTCCGTGCAGTACAAACTCCGGATATTTTTAGACGAGTACAATTAGATAAGTTTTTTAAAAATAGACAGATATTAGTTGAGTTCTGGGTTCCTGATGGAGATCAACCAGAACATGTAGCATATAACTATTATGGTTCTATGCAATATCATTGGTTAGTATTGTTAGCAAATAACATTGTAGATACTAAAAGAGAATGGCCACTATCCCATAGAGATTTGGTAAGTTATGTTGATGACAAATATGGAGCAGGCAATGCAACATCTACACATCATTATGTAGATTCTGTAAAAACAGAATTGATTGTAGATTGGGACGCAGGAAAATTAGCAGGTGGTTCTATTAAAGAAGTTACAAATTTTGATTATGAAAACGATATCAATGATAAGAAAAAACAAATAACATTATTAGACAAAAAATATCTAAAGGACATCGTAACACAATACAAAAAATTGGTGAGATAATATTATGGCTGAGGAAGCATTAATCAAACCTGGTGATGTTACAATAGACGAACTATCTATTGTAGCACATGACGGAACAGAATATTCATTACAAGGCGAGGGTATGCTCGCAGAAATAAACATATATGAAGATATATGGAATAAATTTATGACTGGTGATATTCTATTGAAAGACGCAGCAGATTTTGTAGCAAATGCGCCTATTATGGGTGGCGAAATTGTAAATATAAAAATAAGAACAAACACTTTTGAGGACACACCAGACGCCATTATTAGTAAATCATTTCAAATTTATGCTATTAAAAACAGAAGTTTAAACAATGATAGAGAACAGATTTATCTTTTAAACTTTTGTTCTGTTGAAATGATATCAGATCAAAATTTAAACATACATAAAAGATACAAAGGAAACACCGAAGAAATAATTCAAGATATATGGGATCATTTCATAATAGAAGCAAGACACCCATTAGAAAAAGATTCACCTACAGGTATAGTAATAGGAGATACCCCTCACGCATCTAATATAAACTTTATTGCAAATGGCTGGACACCAATACAAACATTAGATTATATGTCAAAATATATTAGAGGAAACAAATATATAGGAGCAGATTTTATATTTTATGAATCTAATAAAAGACAATGGTTTACATCACTACAAGAAAGAATAGCTAGTGGTAAGGAAGCACCTTTTGAAGAATATATATTCTCTCCAGGGGGAACAAAAATAGAACCAAGAAGTTCTGGAGAAAATTTTACAGGCTTACAACTACCTGTTGGTTGGTGTAAAATAGATTCTATGAAAATACCTAGAACAATAGACATTTTAGACGGCCAAGATTCAGGACAATACGCACAGTCTGTTAGAGCATATGATATTTTCACAAAAGAAAGAGTGGAGATGGATATAGATGTTAGAAGAGACTTTGAAAAATTTGTTCACACAGGAGATGGTGTACCTGTACCAGAAGGTATAAAAAGAAACCCTCAGTCTATGACAACATTAAAATTATTAAATAGTGTAAATAATTTAACACAAACAGCAGGTATTCCAGGCTCTAAATCAGGCAACTCAGACAACGAAAATATTGTAGGCGCTACTTTATATAGAGATAATTATTTTAGTTCTTTTAAAGACTACACATTTGAAATAGATGTTCCTGGAAGAACAGATATAGAAGTAGGTATGATGATATACATACAATATCCTTCGCCTAGAACAAAAACAGAAGACTTAACCTTTGATGACATATATGATAAACAGTTATCAGGTAAATATTTAATAACAGCAATAAGACATAAAATAGATAATGTTGCCCATGTAATGAAAATGGAAATTGTTAGAAACGGACTTGAAGAATCCATGGGTCCTCCTGAGGAGAAAGCATAATGAGTAAATTGAAAAATTATGGAAAACTAAATGTACCTGACTTTGTTTGGTGGGTAGGTATTGTAGAGTCTAGAGCTGATATAACTAAAACAGGAAGATATAGAGTTAGAATATTTGGCTATCACACCCCTAATACAGAAGACTTACCTGTTAAAGATTTACCCTACGCACCTGTTATTAATAGTGTTACAACAGCAGGAACATCTGGTATAGGAGAGACACCTAACTTATTACCAGGCTCCACAGTAATAGGTTTCTTTAGTGATGGTGACGAAGCACAAATGCCTGTCATACTAGGATCTATAGCAGGACTACCAGCAGAAAAGAATGAAGACTTAACAGTAGAAGATGGTTTTAATGATCCTAATAAAAAATATCCTAGGGGAGGTTTTGATGAACCTAAACCTGAAGGCTTTGCAGGAGTAGGCGAGCCTGATTTATCTAGACTAGCAAGAGACGCAGCAGCAGAGGAACATTTCTCATTACAAAGAAAAAGAGCAGAAAGAGAAATAGATATAAGAACAGCAGCAGCACCTTCAGTACAAACAGATGAAATATTAGATGACAAAGAAGGCATAGACTACGAAGGACAAAAATGGGAAGAGCCATATGCAAGAGGTAAAGGTCCTTACAACACATTTAAAATGGAAGAGTTTACGCCTAAGTATTGGGACGCAAAAGCAGATATGGAATCTGGAGGAGATGGAATTCCTAAAGAACCTGGTACATATACATCTATGTATCCTTTTAATCTAGTTAGAGAAACAGAAACAGGTTTCACAACAGAAACAGACAACACAGCAGGCAACGAAAGATATGCTTGGTATCACCCTGTAGGAAATTATGAGGAAGTACAAGCAGATGGAACAAGAGTAAATAGAATAAAAGGCTCTGACTATGAGATTGTAGCAAAAGATAAAAATGTTCTTATAAGAGGCTCATGTAATATTACAGTATTGGGTGATGCTAAAATGTTAGTTACAGGAAACAAATATGAGGAAGTAGAAGGAGATTATTTCCTAACAGTTTTAGGAGACAGAGTTACAAAAATTAATGGTAATGATGTTAAGTCTGTTATAACAGATGAAAATACAACTATAAAAGGCATGAGAACTGTTCGTGTGGCATTAGATGATAATGAAACAATTATAGGTTCCCAAACAGAATCTGTAGGTAAGTTTAAAACAGAAACAGTCGTAGGTAATGTAACAGAAACATTTAATGCTAATCATAATACTTTTGTTACAAAACAAAGTTATCTTAGAGCAGGTACAACATACGCACATCAAGCAGGTGGTATTATGACACTAGCCTCAGGAGGTAATCAAACTTTTGTAACATCAAAGAATCAAAAATTAGAAGTAGGACAGGCACAAGATATGGTAGTTGCACAAGCACAAACAATAACTGCCACAGGACATTCTACATTTAATAACAATGTAACAATAACAGGTACAACACATTCAGTTGGAGATGTATCAACAGATGCAGGTAATGCACCTACATTGGCGACACATAAACACAAATATAACCCAGGAGGTAACCCACCAACTGATGCCTCAGTACCAGACGCATAGGAGAAATAAATGAGTTGCGGATTAAGTAAAGCAATGATGGCAGCAGCAGAACAAGTAGATGCTTTAAATGAAGCAATCGATGCCTCTATAATGAATATACCAGGCATGGCTGAATTAGATAATTTAGCAGCAACTGCTCAGGAAGCAGCGCAAGGTGTAATGGATAAATTAAATGATGCTATACCTTCAATTAAAATACCTGATGTTCCTTTTGGGCAGTTAGGATTACAAGATCAAATGAAAGAGTTGGCAGCACTAACAGCACTAGGGTACTTACAAGCTCCAAAAATAGCAGCCAAACTTGCTGAAATGAAAGCAAAATATAGTGGCACAGATGTTGATATAGACAACTTAGCACAACTATTAAGAAGCGGAGCATTAGATATAGATGAGATATGTAAGTTAGTTCCTAATGTAAACACAGATGGCATCAATGTAGAAGTAAAAGGAATACCTACAACCTTCCCTGACATAGACCCTGTAGCATTAATAAGGAAAGGCAAACTGCCTGACTCGCCTGTATTTGATAAAGATTTTGTTGATCTAGATGTTAATGTTGTAAGTAGAAAACAAGCAGATGATTTTTTAGATATAGAACTGCCGTCTTTTAACTTCTAGCGTATAAATACTATTATGGCCATACAAAGACAGAAATTAGGAAGAATATATTCAGACTTTGATCTTGCTTTTAGTAAGAATGCTATAACAGGTGACATCAATAAAAAGCTAGATGTTAATGCTGTAAAACAGTCTATGAAAAATTTAATCTTGACTGATATAATGGAAAGGCCATTTCAACCAGACCTAGGCTCCCGATTAGGAGGTTTGTTATTTGAGAATGCAGACATATTTACTACTGATGCTATTAGAGTAACAATAGAAAATTTATTGGAAAATTATGAGAGAAGAGCAAAAATTAATAGCGTCGATGTAGAGCCTGATATCGATAGAAATACTTATGAGGTTACAATCAACTTTTATGTAATAGGGATAAATGAACCTCAAGAATTAGAAGTTAAACTAGAGAGATTACGATAATGGCACAATTAAATGTAACAGAACTAGACTTTGAAGATATAAAACTAAACTTAAGAAATTATCTAAAGTCTCAATCAGAATTTTCAGATTACAACTTTGAAGGCTCAGGCCTTGCTGTGTTGATAGATATGTTAGCATACAATACACATTACAATGGCATGTTAGCACACATGCTTGCTAACGAAAACTTTATAGATACAGCAATAAAAAGAGAATCAGTAGTATCTATTGCAAAGGCACTAGGATATACCCCGAGATCATATCTAGGATCAACAGCAACAGTAACGGTTACAGTTACACCTCCTACATCATTTACAGGAACAACATTAGAGCTAAGTAGGAATACAACATTCACAAGTTCTATAAATGGAGCGTCATATAACTTTTATCCATTAGAAAGTATAACAGCCTCAGCACAAGTTATAGATGGCGTAACAAAATTTGTCTTTACAGACTTACTATTAAAAGAAGGCACAAGAACATCTAATCAGTTTACAGTAGAAGCAGCCAATCCTCAAGGACCTTATATTGTTCCTAATGAAAACATTGACGCTTCTACAATAAGAGCGAGAGTACAAACATCATTAGCAGACACATCTCTTACAACTTGGAACAAACATACAACATTATTAGATGTTAAAAATGATTCTAGAGCTTATTGGGTAGAAGAAGGTATTGATGGACTTACACAATTAAGATTCGGAGATGGTGTTATAGGAAAAAAATTAGAAGTAGACAATGTAGTTATAATAGATTATATTGCAAGTTCAGGCACAACACCCAATGGAGCTAAAACATTTACAGCAGCAGGTACAATTTCATCAAGTGGAGAAACTGTTTCTGTTACAACATCAAGTGTAGCATCTGGCGGTAACATACAGGAAACAGTAGATGAGATTAGATTTAACGCACCAAGATTAAATGCTACAAGAGATAGAGCAGTTACAGAACAAGATTACAAATCATTAATATTACAAAGTAACTCTAACATACAATCTGTTGCAGTATGGGGAGGAGAGAAAAACGATCCTCCTATGTATGGTAAAGTGTTTATATCACTTAATCCTGTAGCAGGCCAAATTATTACAGAACAAGATAAGGACAATATTAAAAATAGTATTATTGATCCTAAAACTCCTGTAGCAATTATACCTGAATTTGTAGATCCTGAGTACACATATTTACAACTTGAGATTGATACAACATACGATCCCAAAGTTACATCACTAACAAAAGGTGAAATAGAAACAGCAGTTAAATTACAAGTAGACAATTACTTCAATAATTATCTTAATAAGTTAAATAAAAGTTTTTATTATAGCAGATTGCATGATTTAATTAATGCACAAACACCTGCTATTATATCTACAAATATAAGATTAGGTTTACAGAAAAGAGAAAAAGCAACACTAAATAAAGATCATAATTATACAGTTAAGTTTAATCAAAAATTACAACCAAGAGAGTTGAGTAGCACATACTTTGATATTGAAGTATCAGGATCTACTCATAAGGTTATATTACAAGACACACCAGGAACAGATGTAGTTGCACCTTTATATAGTGGCACAGGAACAATCCAGGCAGTAGGAACAGATGGCTTCCTACAAGCAAATGTAGGAACAATAGATTACGATTCAGGAACAGTAGATCTTCCTGCATTAAAAATTATAAAATTATACGGAACAGAGAAAAATTTAAGAATTAATGTTACACCTCATGATAGTATTAAAGACATTACTACACAAGCTCTTATTAGAACTTCTG